ATAGAAGTAGACGCCGCCGAAGCGGAGAGCGTCGAGGACATCATGGACTTCGTGGCAGGGCTTCTCAAGCAAGGCCACGATCTCGACGACATCACTGCTTCCATGCTTTGCGTCGTGTCTACGCTGTTGGAGAATAGGGCGGAAGCGGAAGCCCTGCATTGATGAGGTTTCAATGATCGATAGAGACGAAGCAACAGGTCGGTTTTTGCCGGGCAACCGATTTTGGGAAGCCCGGTCGTCGCATGGCGCAAATCCGATATTTGAAAAAGCAGATGATCTTTGGGAAGCTTGCACCGAATACTTTCAATGGGTGGAAGAGAACCCGCTCTACGAAGATAAGCTTGTCACATTTCAGGGCGCGGCCAGCCATGAGCCTGTTTGCAAAATGCGGGCCATGACTATTGGCGGCTTGTGCATTTTCCTTGACATCGCAAGATCGACTTGGGACGAGTGGAAGAATAAAAGGTCCGATTTGTCGGAAGTCATTACACGAGCAGAGGCTGTGATTTTTCAACAGAAGTTTTCCGGCGCGGCGCTGCGGCTGACTTGCTTAACCCCAATATTATTGCCCGTGATCTGGGCCTTGCTGACAAGACCGACCACACAAGCAGCGACGGCACCATGACGCCTAAGAGCCTCGACTTGTCGCAACTTCCCACAGACGCGCTTGAAGCAATCGTAAGGGCCGCAGATGGTCAGTCTGACGATTGATGACGCGATAGAGGCCGAACGCATTCTTTGCGCCCGGTCTTTTGCCTACTTTGTCAAACGCGCATGGCCGCACATTATTCCCGATCCGCTCGTGTGGAACTGGCACATGGACGCGATCTGCGAACACATGCAGGCGCTCCACGATGGCGATATTCCAAGCAACAGGTTGCTGATTAACGTCCCGCCCGGATCTTCTAAGTCCACGCTTGTTGGCGTGATGTATTCGGCCTGGCTTTGGGGGCCAGCGGGTGAGCCTTGGCACCGTTACATCGGCGTTGCGCATGAGCAGGGCCTGGCGGTGCGTGACAACCGGCTGACGCGTGAACTAGTGCAGAGCGACTGGTATCAGGCAAGGTGGCCGTTTTCCTTGAAGGGCGACCAGAACGAAAAGCTATACTTCGAGAATGACGCGCGAGGCTTTCGGCAGGCTTGCGCCATTGCGTCGATCACCGGGCGACGTGGGCACACTATCGGCATTGACGATCCTTTGTCTCCGGAAAAGGCTCATTCGGAAACACACCGGGAAACGGCCTTGCGCGTCATGGCAGAGACAATTCCATTGCGCCTAAACGATCCGGCTAATTCGTCAATTGTCATGGTGATGCAGCGCCTTCACGAGCGCGACCCAGCTGGATACGTGCTTTCCGATGGCTTGGGGTATGAACACCTATTGATACCTATGGAGTTTGAGCCTGATCGCCGTGTGCATACCTGCATTGGCTGGACCGACCCGCGAACCGAAGCGGGGGAGTTGATGTTTCCCGAGCGGTTTTCAGAGGCGGTAATCGAGCGCGACAAAAAGGCGCTTGGATCATATGGCTGGGCTGGGCAAATGCAACAACGGCCCAACCCGGCGGGCGGGGGCGTGTTCAAAAGCGATTGGTGGCAATGGCTGGACGTTCCTCCGCAAATACAATGGCGAGCCATTTACGCTGACACAGCGCAGAAGACAAAAGAGCAAAACGACTACTCGGTTTTTCAATGCTGGGGGAAAGCAGCTAATGGCCAATCGGTTCTTCTGGACATGGTGCGGGGCAAATTTGAAGCGCCTGAATTGCTGGAAAGGGCGCGAGCGTTTTGGGCCAAGCACAAGCAGGCGAAGGATCAAGGCGCGCTGCGAGCCTTCAAGATTGAGGACAAGGTGAGCGGGACTGGACTAATTCAGCAATTGCGAAAAGAGGGCAAGCCGGTTTTGCCTATCAAGCGCAGCACTGATAAGATAACACGCGCCTATGATGCCGCGCCTTACATAGAAAGCGGAAATGTGGTATTGCTGCGAAATGTGCCGCATATATCTGATATGATGGCAGAGGCGGAGGCGTTTCCGAACGGGGCGCACGATGATACATTGGACCCGATGATGGACGCGGTGGCAGACATGAATGACAAGCGCCAATCGAAAGCGACAGTTTCAGGGGTTCATGGCCTATGGTGACGAACAATAATATCACTCTTTTGGGAGAGCCTACTCACCCTGAATACACAAGCGCCATTGCCGAGGAGTGGCGCATTATGCGCGATGCTTACCGTGGCGAAAGTGCAATAAAGGATCGCGGTGAACGATATTTGCCCATGCCTTCTGGCTTTAAATTCCATCCCGGTGGACCTGAAGTTCGTGACGCAATGTATGACGCATACATGAAGCGGGCACGGTTTCCTGAAATTGTGACGAATGCCATTCGCGGCATGGTCGGAATTGCACACAGCCAGGATTGGCAAATTGACCTGCCTGCTGCTCTTGAGCCGATGCGCGAAAACAGCGACGGCAAGGGTCTGCCGATAGCAAACATGTCCCGCCGGATCACGACTGAACTCTTGATAACTGGCCGATACGGCGTTCTGGCCGATGCCCCGGCGAATGGTGGCGATATTTACCTCGTCGGATACACGGCGGAGCAGATTGCTAACTGGTCTGAATATGACGATTTTTACAGTCTAGTTGAGGTGATTTATGATCGTATTGGCGAAGGCTGGACGGACGTAACGAAAAAGCGCGTTTTGGAATTGATCGAAGGTCGATATGTGCAACGCGTTTACATGGACGGTGCGCTTGTTGAAGAATACGAGCCACGGGCGCGGGGCGGATCGGCTCTTGACATGATCCCGATTACCGTTGGCGGCGCGATGGACATGGATCTTACGCCGGATACTCCGCCGTTGATCGGCGTGGCGCGGGCTGCGGTCGCGCACTACCAGATCAATGCGGACTATCGCTTGCAGCTATACATGAGCGGGCAGGAAACGCTTGTCGTTCACAACGCAACCGAGGTGCCGAGTGTTGTCGGGGCTGGCGTTGTTCTTTCTTTGGAAGCGGCAGACGGCACCAAAGACAGCAAAGCGGAATACATTGGTCCAAGCGGCGTTGGGCTTGATGCACACGTTACCGCAATGGATCGAGAGCAGATGGCCGCGATCAAGTCCGGTGCGCAGTTGTTTGATAACACGGAGCGCGGGCAGGAAAGCGGCGCAGCGAGGCGGCTAAGGTTTTCGGCAGAGACTGCAACCCTGTCCAGTATCGTTTCTGCGTCGGGTGCAATTCTTGAGCGGGTTCTAAAGCAGGCCGCTATCATGGCCGGGGCCAACCCTGATGACGTTGCGGTGTTGCCGCCTGAAAACCTGATGGAAGGTCGCCTAGAGCCTGCGGAGCTTCAGTCACTTGTCGCGGCGTGGCGAGATGGCGCCATGTCCTGGCCCACGCTTTACGAAAACTTGCAGCGCGGCAGGATTGCCAGGATGGACCGCGAGGCAGAAGATGAAGAAAGAATGCTTGTTGACGAAGGCGATGCCTTTGACGATTTAGCGGGTTAGCATGGCGTCTTTGCAAGTTTGCAATGTTGTGCTAATATCACACCAGACCCCGAGCGGGCACCACGAAGGAGACGCCGATGGCGCTTAAAGTTGTTCTTGAAACCCTCGATGACCTCGATGAGGAAATCAAACCGCTCTACGCTGAAAAGGACGGAGCATACGTCCTGGACGTTGAAGGCGTAGATAATCACCCGGACGTTGCCAACCTGCGCAATGCTTATCAGGCCGAAAAGGCTAAGCGGCAGGAGCAGGGCGAATGGCTGCAAGAGGCACGGCAGAAGCTGGACGATCTTGAGGCCAAGCCAAAAGACGACAGGACCAAGGCGGACGACAAGGAAATCCTGAAACTGCGCGAAACCCTTGAGGCGGAGCGTGACGAATGGAAAACCAAGGCGACCGATCTTGAAAGCCAAGTCTATCAGCTTTCGGTCGAAAACCAGCTAGACGCGGCGATTCGCGAGGCCGGTATTTCGGAGCCTGCTTTCCAGAAGGCGGCAAAGCGAATGCTTTCGGACGGGGTGAAATTGGCGGACGGCAAGCCTGTTGTTGACACGGATATGGGACCGATGCCCCTAACCGATTACGTCAAGAAATGGGCTTCCAGTGAGGGCGCGGCTTTCGTTTCAAAGCCTTCGGGCGGCGGTGCAAGCGGCGGAAAGTCAGGAACGGCTAAGTCCAACCCGATGTTTGAGAAGGTGCCACAACTGGCTGACCTTCCCGAGAAATGACATGAAAGGATTTTACCATGTCCCTGTCTGATATGCAGGTCTTCAATGACTACATCATGCCTGCAACCATCGTTTCGCTCGATCAGATGATTAACGCTTTCAACGGCGCTTCTGGTGGTGCGATTACTCTGTCCAATGAAGGCATGACCGGCGACTTCATGCGCGAGAGCTTTTTTGCATCTCTTGCCGCTGCGCGTCGTCGCGTTGACCGTTATTCGTCCAACGGTTCGCAATCTGCGACCGCGCTTTCCGAGCTGAAAGCGTCCAAGGTCAAGGTTGCTGGCGGCTTTGGGCCGGTTAGCTATGAGCCTTCACAGATGACTTGGCTGCGTCGTCCGACGCAACAAGGCGTCCAGGCCGCTTCGACCGCTTTTGCGGAGCTTCTGCTGCAAGACCAGTTGAACAGCGCCATCGCTGCGCTTGTTGCGGCTATCGAGAACAACAGTGGCGTGACGAATGATGTTTCGGGCGCTGCTGGCATGGACTACGGCGCTATCAACTCGGCACATGCCAAGTTTGGTGATGCGTCCAACCGCATCGTGACCAACATGATGACCGGCACTGTTGCTCATAAGCTGGTTGGTGACAACCTGACCAATGGCGAACAGCTTTTCCGGGCTGGCGACGTGACTGTGATCGACATTCTGGGCAAGAATGTTGTTATCACCGATGCTCCGGCGCTTTATGAGGCTGGCACGCCGAACAAGTCCAAGGTGCTTGGCTTGGTTCAGGGTGCGGCCACTGTGGAAGGCGCAAGCGACGTTGTGTCCAATGTCGAGACTTCCAACGGCAAAGAGCGTATCGAGACGACCATGCAGGTTGACTACTCGTTTACCCTCGGCCTGCGCGGCTATTCGTGGGATGAGGCTAACGGCGGCAAGTCGCCGACCGATGCCGAACTTGCGACTGGCACGAACTGGGACAAGGTTGCCGAGTTTGACAAGCTGACCGCTGGCGTTATCGCTGTCGCTGACGCTGACGCTTGATGCGGCTTTTTGAGGGGGCGGGTTATCTCGCCCCCTTTGCCAAGCCGCAAGGAGTTTCGTCATGAAGATCAAATACGAACCGCACCCCGTCTCGCCTGAGCGTAAGGCGGAATTGAGGGGGCAGGGCTTTAAGATCATTGACGCGCGTTTTGACCCGAACCCCGAGCCTGAAGACGTTACGGAAAAGCCGAAAAAGCGCGGGCGTCCTCGCAAGTCGGAGGTGACCTATGGCGTTGACGATTGAGGACGGAACCGGCGTTGATGGCGGTGATAGCTTTATTGACGTAACCGAGTGCGCCCAATTCGCTACGGATTATTTTGGGTCTAGCCTTGGCCACTCTACGCAGGACAAGGAGGCGGCGTTGCGTCGTGCCTTTGTGATACTGTCCGCTATGCCATGGAAGGTTGATCTTTGGCCTACGTTTGGCGGCACTATCCCGGCAGCGGTTAAGAATGCGCAGGCCGCGATTGCGCGTGTCGAGGTCAAAGACCCCGGCACCCTGTCGCCTGTTTATGACCGCAGCAGTGCAAAGGTGTTGACTGCGGTTGAGGGCATTCAGTGGACAGCCAAGGCGGGGCCAAGCACTGTTGACGCTGCAAGGCCTGTTGTAACGATGGCTCAAGACTTTCTAAAAGCTGCTGACCTTTTGCAAAGCACTGGGCCGGTTAAGTGGCTGGATCGTAGCTGATGAGCAAAGTCGTTTCTTTGACCGGCAAACCTTCATGCGAACGCGAGGTGAGCAAGATTTGCGTAGACACTTTGCGCGACCTGCTTCAACGCGCGGAAGCGGGGGAAGTCGTGGGAATTGGGCTTGCCGCCCTGCATCATGACGGAGATGCAAGTTACCACGTCGCTGGGCGCATTGGTGGTTTTTCCATGTCTGGCGCTTTGGCCTGCGCTCAAG